AGAAATACTAGTTATAAATTATAAATATAAATAATTTATAATTCAATTATATATTTTTTACATTATTTAATCAAGAAAATCTCTAGCATAATCTACTGGATTCATAAGAAATAATTTCGTTTAAAATAAATTTTTATTTTAAATAAAAGAGTCATGATGACAGATGAATAATCATGGATCTTACTATTACTACTATTCGAGAACTATTCCCTATAATTTTTCCTAAACATTTGCGAATTCCTGCAAAGGAATTACGTAAACGATTAAGGAATGATTATTATTTAATACATACATTGGAAGATATGCAAGGATTTGCATTGATTTGTAACTATGGAACTATCTATCATTTGGATTATCTTGGTGTTAATCCAAATGTTCAAGGAAAAGGTATAGGTAAGCAATTACTTTTACTTCTTACTAAAACATACAAAAAAATAAGCTTGGAATGTGAGGAGAGTTTAGTCCCTTATTATACCAAGTTTGGATTTAAAGATACTAAATTAGATTATCGATGGAATAATCATAAATTACATTTCATGGTATTAAATATGTCTTCTATTGAAATTTTTTCACAATTAACGTTTTTACAAAAAATAGTAAAAAATAATATTGCTATTATTCGTAAAATTTTTTTTAGTAAAAATTATGAATTAATCTATCTATGGTTTGATAAACATTATACATGGAATGATTGAAATAATATAATGATTTATATTATTTGGATCTCAGATCTTTGCTTTCGTGGAATTCTCCACACGACCCGAGATATGGCAAATGTTGCATTCACGTCCAAGGATCAATGAAGGCTGGTTGAAATTGCACGATTTGCATACGTACAATCCCTTTGCAGTCTTGGTGAATTGAATTGGTTGACTCATTTCACGATCCATGTCGCACGCCCAGCAAAGAGTAATACGAGTATCACTCTCAACATTGTTGAGACGACCACAATCGACGCACTTGGCTTGCTTGAACATGATTGCTTGTTATTATTAATAATTAAATAAAACTTTTTTAAATTTCAATTTTATCATTGATCACGATCCTTTCTCTATCGAATCCGTATTTCTCTGCTAATTTCAATAAACGATTCATTTCTTTTTCTCCAATAATAGGGTATCTAGAAAGAAGCCAAAAATTCCCAAATATCCACCATCCAGGACTTCCAACAAGAGCATAATTATCATAATCCGTCCATACAACCGTATAGGTAGATGAAAAGGGGACATTATCAAATTTTAGGCTTAAATTATGAGGTTCATCCGTGATAGTAGCGAATCCATGGACTTGTCTTATCTTTTTTAATTTCCCATCGACATATGCATAACATTTATTAATAACATTCAATCCATTCTTTCTTGGTTTATACGTATATTCTGCTACAGCCATTTCACATCCCCTTTCAAATAATTTTGGGTATTTAGCTAATTCATACCATGTTCCTTGGTATCTTTCAGGATTAAATTCTTTATTCATTTTATTTATTATGAAATGATAAATAATAAATATTTCATTCATTATTATAAAAATGTCAAAATATGCATTTGTAACATTAGTAATGAATGTAAGTAAAAATTTTAAAAGAGATAGATATGTCCCAGGAGCATTAGTATTAGCCCATGCATTGAGAAAAGTTACTAGTTACGATTTAGTTGTTATGCATGATGGAACTCTTACTAAAGAGTCTATATCTGCATTAAAAAAATTGTATGACCATGTCGTTCATGTAGATTATATTACTGGTCCTTCATTTACTGCTATACAAACTGATGTACAAAAATCACGGTATTCTCCATGGATTAAATATAGTTATACTAAATGGAGATGTTTGGGATTAACGCAATATGAAGCGGTATGTTTTATGGATGCAGATAATTTACCATTACCTGGTAATAATTTAGATAATCTTTTTAATAAGGTTCCTTCAGCCTGCTTCAAAAGTATTGCTCAATATACTAAATTTTTTGAAAAATTCTCCAATAAACGGGGAGTCGTCATTCCCAAATACCTTATTGAAAATGCTCTTACTAAAAGGGGATTTATTTTAAATGGAAGTTTAGTTGTTCTTCCAACAGGTGGGATGAATCGCTATATAAATTTTATAGAGGAAACTTTTACTGATTTAGCTCCTTCGTTGAAATGTTATTCTGGCGTGGATGAAATTTCAATTACATTATTTATGCTTCATGAAGGATATTCATGGTATAGTTTACCTTATAGAGATATTTCAATCTCATGGGATGAATCTATTGAAAATCCTCGAATAATTACATTCTTTGGTGCAGAAAAGCCTTGGGAAATTCCCAAAGAAAAATGGCCTGATCTTATTCACTATTATGATGAAATTAATGATTTAATTGTGGATTATCCAATTATGGAAGAATTTTTTCCCTATTTATAAAAAATTTAAATTGTTTTAAATTTATTCTTCATTTTCGAGGTAGAAGTCTTCTCCCCCATAATCTCCATACTCATATGGATTGTAAGGGAAAGAATTATCCTCTTCATAGTCATCGACAATATAATCGTCTTTGACATCGTAAGGAGTGAAGTCGTCTTCAATGTATTCGTCTATCTCATTTTCTTCAAAAACGAGATCATCAGAAAGATTGTTGACGTCCATGGATACTTCTGCCATTAGTGTCTATAATTTATAATTATAAAAATAAAAAAATCAATTTTTATACTATATATGAATGTGATACAAATAGGACATAATTAAATAAAAAAAATTATTTAATTATATTAAAAATGCAAATTTTCGTCAAAACTCTTACTGGTAAAACGATTACTTTAGAAGTTGAATCTTCTGATACTATTTCAAATGTGAAAGCGAAGATCCAAGATAAGGAAGGTATACCACCAGACCAACAACGATTAATTTTTGCAGGAAAACAATTAGAGGATGATAGAACCCTTCAAGATTATAATATTCAAAAAGAAAGCACTCTCCATTTAGTATTGAGATTAAGAGGAGGAAGTATTTGATTCAAAAAGAACAATAATATGTGTTATATCTATATCTCTATTTTTTGAGATATCCTCTGTATCAGAATAAATACTTACAATAGTATTAGGTATTCCTTTTCCATGAATGGATTCTGTATAATAAGCATCTAAAATAGCTTGATGAAGATTATTAGAATCCTCCATCTTATAGGGGTAATACTTTTTGTAATTTTCATAATCATTCAATGGAATATCCCTACAAAAATTAGCTAGTTTCATACAAAGAAAAAATATACGCCATTTTATTAATTAAGTATTTAATTAATAATAAATCAATTAATTTATTGTCGACAAATAGGGCATCGTGTATCTGTTTTCCATACTTGTTTCATACATTCAAAACAATGAGGATGATTATTTTTGCATTTGATATATGGCTTGATATTTTTTTCCAAACACACGCTACATTCATAGTCTAAATCATCATTGAATAGAGTAATGTTTTTAGTGGTATCTTTATATTCGAAATAATTCGCCCAGAGAAATCCTTCCTCATTATGGGTGTATATATCTACACCTTTTTCAACGAAATATTCAATAATGTTTAAATGGCCGTAAAAAGAAGCTAGACGGAAAGATAGATCATTTATAGTCACATTTAATACTTCTACTAGATATTTTACCACTTCCAAATGTCCATTAATGGATGCCATACATAATCCAGAATTAATTCCTTGATTTTCTGTATATATATCCGCTCCATGCTCTATAAGGTATTTTATTAAATCTAAATATCCTTCAGAACAAGCGATACGGACAGGGTAATTATTTTGCGAATGAATATCCGCTCCCTTTTCAACTAGATAGTAAATCATAGAACGATAATTTTGATAACACGCCACACGAATGGCATATCCATCATCTAAATTAATATCTACCCCTTTTTCTACGAAAAATTTTACTATATCATATCTCCCGTAAGTGATTGCTGTTTTGAATCCTTTAGATTTATCTGCTCCATGTAATACAAGGAATTTGACCATTTCTAATTCTCCATTTTCACACGCCATTTCCAATCCTATATCTTCCTCATAATGGATATCTCCTCCATTATCAAGGATAAATTTAACTACATTTATATGCCCATTATATGAGGCAGATCGAATAAATGGGGAAATATCTTTCTTATGCTTCAAATAAAATTTGACTAATTTCATATGGTTAATTTCTGAAGAAGTATACATACGTTCATAGTATGCAGAATTCATCAAATCCTCAACCTCTTCAAAATCATCAGCCTTAATAGCTCGATCCATGATTTTAGTGTTATTTATATACAAAAAAAATAATATTTAATTTCAATTATATCAAAATTGAAATTAAATATTATTTTTATATTAATTCATAAATAGAAACAATGGATAATCCTCACGAATACAATCAGGGATTCCTCCACGGTTCGATCCAATACCGATTTGATCGGATGATGGCAATTTGCACAAGAGACATTGATCGCCTTTGCGTTCGAAATCATTTTACTCTTCTCACTAATGAAGAGATCATGAATTTAATCGAGCAATGCAGCCTTGGATGGGTTGTTGAAGAGTACTTGCTCATTATCAACAACCCCTATTCCAACCATCAGGATTACCGACAAGGATTTATGGATTCCTATTATCTTTCAAATGAAAGATATGAGCGTTCGTATGAATACATGTTTCATGATCTCGGAGAGCAAGTATTCAATCAAGTATTACCAATGAATGAATATGAGGAAAATAATAGTCCTCCTCTCCGCTAAAAAAATAATAATACATTTAATAAAAAAATGTATTATATATTATTAATGAAAAATAATAAATATATCGATGATTATACTTCGTATAGGCAACGCCATGATTTTGAGGATGTTTATGTATATGATTATATCAAATTTTATATTACAAAAAAACCAGTGGTTGAACCTCATAAATACCATATCTCAGTAAAGGATAGTTTGGGGTATACAGTGATTGGTATAGGACTTAGAACCTTAGAAGAGAATCAATTATTGGCGAATAGGGTTATTGAATATTTAAATAAATAATTATTAAAAAATAATAATTATTTGATGGAACTATTTTCTTTAGTAAAAATATTATCCCCATTTTATTCTCCACAAGAAGGATGGGTCAATTCAGCTAAAATATATAATATATACGATTGGGATGTATATGATTTAAATTATTTATGTAAAGAATTTAATGCATTCTTTGATAATATATATGGAGATGTTTTTTTAGTTACATTAATTGGAGAAAATAGTACAAAAAAATTGAAAGAAATAGCTTCTTCTTCCTATTGGAAAAATGTGAATAAACTTACCTTTATTTCTTCCAATTATGGAAATAAATCTTGGAACTTTCCTAAGGAAAAAAAAGTATCTGTACAAGATATAATAAATAAATCTTGGGGTATGCTATACCCTGATACTATTAAATCAAATATCTATATAGAATATAAATTAATGAATATTTTCATTATTGAAAATAGCCTCACAATTAAATTATCTATCTATATAGATAGTAATTCTGTAAATAAGTATATTCAAATGGAACCAATTATAAATACATGTTGATATGATTTGTTTTTGTAATTTCATAGGTTGGAGGATTGGGGATAGTTGAAATAACCCATACTCTAGGTTTAATTAATGTATCATAGGAAGAGCTAATTCCTGAATTATCTTTTCCGTTAGGTCCGATAGTTTGTATGTATGCTCTTTCACCCACAATAATTTTATCCACATTAGGAGGGAGGATATATGTATCTGTATTCTCTGGAACAGTTATAGGATTTGGACTGATGATAAAATTATAGAATTGGGAATCAGTTGAAAGGAATTCTTCTGATACTAATCCCGAATCATTATCGTAATTGTATACGGATACATTGGTGTATAATGATTTTCCCTGTATAGAATGATTTACTCCAAAGATAACAACAATATCTTGATTGGGAGTAATTAAATAGGGAACAATTGAATAGGTATAAACTGTATCTCTATTGTCGATCTGGCATAAAACACAATTTTCTATACAATCATATCCATTATCATAGTTTATAGATGAAAGGAATAAATCCACTTCCAATTCATGGACATATTGATAATCGCTAGGAATAGTTTGTAATACTTGAGTGAGATATAAATCAGATTCAGCTTCAAAGACTGTATCTGTTGGACCTTCGGTATGTTCATTAAAGAATGAATTTCTTGGAATAAATGTGGGTGAAGTAACTGTATAAGATGGATTAACTTCTTTATAATATTGTATGATACTTCCATAAATTTTTGTATCTCTATAGAATGCATCCGCTTCTTCTTGATTTACAGGAATAGCTGTTCTTCCAACAATAAGTAATCTTCCTTTTTCACTGAATGATGGAAATTGTACCAAATAAACTTCAAAGGAAGGATCAATAGAAGATTTAAATTGGGTAATTAATTGAGTATTTGTACCAAAAATTATTACAAATTTTTTATTTTTAGTAAATTGAGTATTAATATTATTCGCTGTATCTGCAATAGAAGCAAGTAATAATTCCCCATTACAATATTCTTCATCACTTACTAAATAGGGAGTAAATCCCCAATAGGTAAAATCAGGGATACCTTCACCATATAAAATAACCAATTCATTTGGTATTAGAGTAAATGTGGATATAGCTATAGATGCATTAATGGATAGATTATTGTAATTAGGTATAATTGGGTATAAAAAATTGATACTACAATAGGGAGTAGTAGGATTTTGGAAATAACAGGAAGGTTCTTTTCCTTCCAAGCAATTGGTTAAATAGGTAGCTTGTAATTTTCCTGACTTTCGAGTGACAAATAAATTGGGATCATACCCCAAAAAATAGGATGGGTCATCTTCTGGAAGAGGTTGATTCCTTCTTTGTGTAATGATATTATTTACAGAGAAATATATTAACACACCAAATATAATTATTACAAATACTGTAGTTATTGATGCTAGAGAATACATAACTGCCTTAAATGTATTATCTGAAGGAATACTAATAAGTTTCCCTTGTTCTTGTTCTTGTATATTCATTTTATTATTATTTAATAATAATAAATTTTTTTATGGAGTAATTCGACCTGATTTAGCCGCTTTAATATTTTCTGCGATCGCATTAATGATCGCCATTCCTGTATAAAAAATTACAGTGATAAATGTGAGTGGGATAATATCAAAGAAATCGAATGTTCCTCCTCCAGCAGAATAACTCCTTCTAACGAAATACAAACTCACGAATAAAATAGGCGCTAAAAATCCAAAAATACTTCCCAATGTAAATGGGGGTAATAAAGAGATAGGTTCAGGGTAATAAATAAGTAAAAATAGATCCAATACAATTACTGCTAATCCCGTAGCAATAAATACAGACAATTGTGGCTTTAATTCTTCAACCATATAGTTTAAAGGATTAGGTGTATTAACTGGTACAGCGAATGTGAGAGATAAAGAAAGAGCTAAATTAGTAATTAATAATGCAACAAAAAGAAAGAAAATAATCGTTTGTTGTTTTAACATTTTTTATATAAAAAAAATAAATTTAATTAGTATAATCGTTTAATCCAGGGAGTACAGTAAATTCATGGACATTATTATTTACTTCGGATGTGAGAATGGTATTAGTAGTGTATCCATCTCCATTTAATGTGAAATATCCAAATTGAGCATTATCAATGGACCATTTCCAGTATGAATGATCGTCTGGATAATCAACTGTTCCTAATGCAGTAATTTCATTGCCATTAGTATCATAGGCATGTACTTCTACAGGTGCAGTCGTTGAATTTCCAGTATTCTGGATATAAATATAGCCATAATTCTTTGTGCTATCTTTAATGGTTGATGTTGGTTCTTTATAAGAAGGAACTCCTTCAATGTCCTTATCAGTATTAGAAGATGTAATAGTAGTATCTATATTTTTAGAAAAAATTCCTGTTCCTGAATTTTGTGTATTTGCGTATAATAAAGCAACAAGAACTAGAACAATTAAAGATACGATAAGAGACAGTAGTGAAATCCACCACATTTTTAATTAATATTTATAAATAAAATATTTATTTATTTATATGCGTTTTGAATATTTAAAATCGATAGTTATGTATTAAAAAATTTTTAGATGGAAGAAGAGGAAGAAGGATATATTACTATAAAAAATATAAAAACATGTATTGATAATCCTTTATTTAACCATTTTCAATATATAAGAAATATAAAAGGATTAATTTCACTCTATCAATCATCACAAATTGAATGTTCTCGAGCGAATGGATTAACCCCTGAAGTAGGATCATCAAGAGAAAGGGATATCATCGCTTCTTTAGTAAATAATCCTTCATTGGAAGTGAATTATAGTATCCATAATCAAAACCATGAAGATGTTATCGTGAATAAAAAAAAGATTTCCATCAAACATTCATCCAATAAATATAATAATGGAAATGGGATAAAAATTATATGGACGGTGAATAAAGAAAAAAGAGATGAATTTATCGAAAAATTTTATTTTACATGCGATTTAATGATTATTTATGTAAGATTTTTGGGAATGATTCATCAGGGAGAATTGGAAATTATTTATATCCCCAAAGAAGTTCTCTTGCATCAACAATGCGCATTCTTAATAGCGAAACAACCTGTATTCAAATGTTTAGAAGGGAATAATCGAGGGGTAGAATTGGATAAGAAATTTTTCGAAAAAATTATTTTATACTGCCTATTCAGGATAAAAATTTCTTTCAGAAATATCATAACAGAATATACTAACCCTATAAATAAAAGATTAAAATTATTAAATTAGCGCACAAAAATTTTTTTGCGTAGAAGAATGATTCAATTTTTGCTCCACTGAGGGTATATACAGTGAGTATTTCCCAATTGAAGAGAATAATTTTGCGTACATTTTGTTTGGGGAGAATTTATAAAAATTTCTTTTATAAATTTTGCATAGGAAAAAAATACCCTTAATGGGAAAAAGAGTTATATTTTCGTCCCTTCATCGTATTTTTCCATGGAAATCACTCCCTTGAAAAGATCATAGGTGATCCATTGACCGTGCTTTACTTGGGTTCCGTTAGGGCCTTCAATAGTGAAACCTTCTTGGAAAGTATCCTTGATGATTTCATATTGAACGAACGTCATTGTACGGTTTTTCTTGGGAGCATACTGGATATTCTCCATTTTTTTCCCTTATTGTTAATAAATAAAAAATTTTTTATTTATTAAATCAATTTTGATGAATAATAATACACAAATCCTCATAGGTAAGATAGGGTTGTTTAATAGGAGGATCTTTTAAAGTTGCATTATAGATAACCATTTCTTTCAAATACTCATGGAATTCATTTTCATAGTCTTGATCTAATTTTGTATTGTATTGGTTAATTAAATTTTCTGCTTGATGTTCTTCATTATTTTTTATAAAATTATACAATGAATAAAGCCATGGAGAAATAATGATGAAACTTAATTCAGTATCATAATAATCATAGTCAAAAAATTTATACATAGGATCGATGATTATTCTATTGTTACTTTTAAGATTTTCATTCAGTATATTTACACAATTATACATTTTTCGTATATCTATAAAAAAATAATTATTTTTTCAATTAAAAAAATGCCATTGATTGATCCTGAAGGAAATGTATATATTTATGATAAACATTCTGGAATGTATTATAATGATACTAAAGATCAGTATTATTTATATAAATACGATCTCTTTTTTGATAGGAAAGATGATGAAGAAGAAGGGGTATATATTGATGAAAATGGTGAGACTGAATATTATAGAGACCCTGATTTGATATATGTCTATGATGGAGATTATTTTGTGGATGGAGAGGGTGATTTTTATAATCCAACAGAAGATAATGATTACTATTATTCTAAAAAAAAAGATTTATATTTTGATCCAGAAGATTTAGGATTTTATACCTATGATGAAGATACGGGTGAATATGATGCAGTGGATGAATATTGATAATTTATTAATTTATTATTACATAATAAATAAAAATATGAGAAAAATCAATTTACCTCCTTTAACTATTAATAGTAATAAACATTTGGATCCTATAAAAGGTATATTGTTTGATTTTGACAATACATTAACAAAATCAAATATATATTTAACCTATTGTATGAATGAATCATCTAAGGAATCATTTATTCATGAAGGAATTAATACGATTGATTTTCTCTCTGATGGATCTAAATATTTAAATGAATTATTGGATTTATTAGATGAGAAAGGGATCTCTTATGGTATTGCTACATTTGGTGATAAAGAATGTGTGTATAAAGCAAGTGAATTTTCTTTCAGAAATAGAAATGGGAACCCTAGATTTCCATTAATTAATATCTTTTCCCCAAAGGAATTTGGGGGAAGGGATGGTTCACCTTTACCGGATGATAAAAATTCAATGATTGAATTATTCGCTTTAAGACATCATATATTACCTAGTAATATTATGTTGATTGATGATAATAAAGATAATATCAATAGTCATATAGCAAAAAATAATGGAATTCCTATGCCTTTTCTTTTAAGAAATCAAGGAACTGGATTATCCGTGAATGATATTAGTCAATTAATGAGTATTATCCGCAAATTAAATACTAGTAATACATCATCAACAGTATTCAGTTCTCCAAAATCAACTAGAGTTCATACACCAAAACATACCTATTATTATGATAAAAAAATTGGTTTATATTATGAACCAAAAATAGATACATATTTTGATCCAAATCTTAATATGCATTATTGTTATGAATCTACATCTGGATTATACAAGAATAAAAAAGGTCATATGATATGTATTTATTGAGTTTCATTCATTGCTTGAATTATTTCTTCGGGAGATAATCTTCTTGATTGCTCTTCAATAGGGAGAGAAGGATATGGATTAGTCATGCACCATATAACTATTCCATAAACTACATAATAGGTAATAATTAAACTAGCAAGCATTTTTTATTATTTAAAAACTATTCCTATTAAATAATAAAATGGAAGATATTCTTTCATCCTATTTAGAATCAAGAACATATCTAAGTGATGAGCATAAAATCATTCTCAAAAACACCAAAGAAAATTGGTCAAAATTAAAGCTATACGAAAAATTAACTAGTATCAGTATCATTCAAGGATTTATTGGGGAGGATGAACCTCTTGTTAAAGAATATAATTCTCTAAAGGAATTATGGAATAAAACTCAACAAGCTATTGCGGATAAACATATTAATATTTATATCGATTCATCAAACCCAGAATCCATCATGGGTTATTCATTTATGGGGTTCCAAGGAAATCGTCAAAAATGGATTATTTCTGGAAAAAAAGAATTCACTGATTCATTCAAGAATGTTGTAGATGATTCTACCGCAGAAATATTCAAAGAAAAATTCTCTATCCGTTCTGAACCTGTCACGCAAGAATTGGTAAAGAAAATTGATGATGAATATGGTTCAACAAATAAATTCGAACGATTAATGACTTTCTATTCCAAAAAAGATCCAGATGATTCTGGATGGACTATTTATAAACAATAAATCATATTTTTTTTATTATGATTTATTTACTAGCATCACAAACTCCTTGATTGAGTTTGATGAAAAATGTTTTTCTGGTAATATATTGACCAATATTAAATGGATTCAATAATAATCCAGACGGCCATTCAATGATATAATTTCCAATTAACGAACTGAAATAACAGGTAAACCCCATTTGGCGTTTTCTCAAAGAAATATATGCATCAAATTCTAATGAAATACTTATTATTCGACATGCATATTTATCTACCAAACTTTGCAAGAGAATACAATCCTCCACATGGGGATTTTCCCCTTGTAAAGAGGACATATACTCCAACATTTCATATAACATTTTTGGTGTTTTTTCTGCATTAAGTCCAAAAATAACATTTTCCCCCGTTTTAGGGTCCAATGCGATGACTATAAAGACATGCAACATTGTTTATGTTATTTATTATATAAGTAATAATTTTTTTATTCAATTTATAAAAAAGATAGATAGTAAATGCTTGTATTAGATGATGAACACAGAAAAAATTTATCTAAACCCATCGTACGAGTAATGGCGGAAGTTATATTTTTTGCCTTATTAGGATTAATCATTGGAATGACTGTAGCTCATTTAATTCCAAATACGAATGTCCCAGAAGAATCTGGACTAGTTTCATTTCTATGGTTGGTTCTCCAATTAGTTATTGATGCTGTGATTATTTATGTTTTTGATAAGGCGTATTTACTCACCTTTGGGAATGATTCGGATGAATATATCGGAATGACTATCTTCACAAATATCATGCTTATGGCTCAAGTACAAATATTTAACCGTATTAGAAATATATACTATCGAACGACAGGATCTGTATTAGTATCACACAGAATTCCTCAATAAAAATTAAATCTATATAAAAATAATGCATATAGATTTAAAAAAAGCTACCTTAGAAAATGATTATTTCAGACGGGTTATTTATACGGATAAATTATTCCAAGTAGTGCTCATGTCCATTGAACCAAACGATGAAGTGGGTATGGAAAGTCATCCTCATGTAACACAATTTGTGTATGTCGTTTCAGGGAATGGAGTATCCGTTGTAGGGGATGATGAATTTGATATATACCCCGGGGTTGGGTTTGTTGTCCCATTTAATACACCCCATAATATCATTAATAATTCAAGTAAAACACCCTTAAAATTCTATACTACTTATACCCCTCCAGAGCATAAGCCAAAAACTAAAGCGAAAAAAAATCCTAGACACTAGTCGATTCATCATTCAATCTATTGTATGATGGGGGGTATATCATCATTAGGGGGATGAGAATGCGATTCTAAACTAGCATAGGGAGGGGGGAGATTCGATGATTCTTCATCCGGACTGATAAGTCTTCTATTTATTCGTTCATTTTTCAATAGAGACAATGAATTCATTAAAAATACGATTGAAAATAGTCCACATACTATGATAAATATAGGGGATATTGGATTGGAAAAAAACCAAGGAATTTCATTAATTGTAACACAATAAAATGTATCTAGATATACTTGAAATGTTCCATTGGGAAAAGGGGAAAGAACATTACAAGTAATTAGGAATATATCTGTTGTAGGACCAATGGTAGGACATTCATCATTTGGAATAGGGTATTTATATTGCCCATATAAACATTTTTTTGATATGAAAGCATTTACTACATATCCGGAACTACTATATGGGAGAGATAAATAATGAAGAGTATACACCCCCAATACAATAGATGAGGCTACAAGGACTAAAAAAATAAATATGTTACAAATAACGTTTTTCATATTGGATTATATATGAAATATACTCAAATAAATTATTCAATCAATTATTAAAAATATGCCACCCAAACAGATTAAGAGGGATCGATTAAAAGGAAATATTCAACAAGTAAATCCAGAGGAAGAATATGTCCAGGAAGAATTACCTGAATTAAATCTATCCCCCCTTGATACATCAACGAATGAATTCGATAATGATTATACGACATTGCTTAAAATTGCTGTAGAAAATCAAGTACCTAGTAGATATATTTATATAGATAAGGATACACAGGAAATTTCATCTGTGTATTCTATATTGGCGAATAATCAAAAGAATAATGATCCAGATTCAGCATTATTGTCCGAAGTATACGATGAGTATGTAGATGATTTCCAAATTGAATCGATTGAATGGGTATTCATTTTTATTCAGCAATATGGGGATTATATTCAAGAGGATAGATTATTAGAAGAAATGAATAAATTTTTGGATTCGCAAGAATTACCCACATTTAAGAATGTGGATTATATGAATTCAGATTACTTTAGATACTTGAAAGGGTATAGGAGAGAAATTATAAAAGAACATGAATTAGTATCCACAATCGTGAATAGTCAAGCATTCATGGATACATTGGAACCATTAGATAATTCACCTTTAATAATAAACAGTGAGAGATACGAATACAAGATAAAATTACCAAAGAATTTATTAATTGAATTTAGGATGGCTGAATTAAGTGAATTTATTCCTTGGATTATTTCCACTTACGACCCTTATTCCACCCCCTCAATGAGACCCATTATAGGAAATAAAGATTCCTTTCTATCTAAAGTATCCCCGAATGTATCCAATGGAGCTTGGAAATTATTCCCAAAAAATATAGATGAATTATTCCAAAATCATTGGTATTTTCCCTTATGGATTGAGAAGGAGAATCCATCATCTTCTTCTGTAAAGGAAACGAGAGAAAGTTATACCTTACTGGAATTAGATCTCAATAAAATGATTCTCAAATTGGAAGTACCAATCGCTAAAGAATTGGATCAAGAAACACTCATTCAACGAATTAGAATGACATTTTCCAATATAGAATTTATTTCCTCAGAAAAGAAAAAGATTAATGGAGAATTTAATATTTATGGCGTAGAATTATATGAATATTCTTTATCAGATATGATATTAAATGATGATTTAATGAGTATCTATCTCTTCATTGATGAAATTATTACCTCCGTCGCAACTAAAAAGAGATTCACTATCCATTTTAAATCCGCTCAACCTCAAGAAGAGGGATCCCAGGATTCCGAGGAGGGAATAAGTCGATCCTCCGTCAATGCCACATTAAATCAAACTTTCCTAGTAGAGGGTCAACCCGTCCCTATAGAAAATGCGAATAAAACAGTTACAATGAGGACTGACCTAAAATCAGGAACTCCATTAGTATCTATTACTGTGACTAGAGCGAGAGATTTAACCACGGTTGAATTATTTATCAAAATTCTTAAACGATTATTTAGATATTACTTATTGAATAGAACAAAGACAGAGAATCAATTTAAGAAATATTTAGATATATCCACCAATTCATCCCTCCAACAACGCAAAAGTCAGCGTATAGAAAAACCTATCTCTCAACAGAGCAAAAATCAATTACTTAAAAAGCAAGCCCCGGACGTTATCGTAAATAATTACGCTCGATTGTGCCAATCAAAAATTCAACCAAGTATTATCCAACCCTCTGAAGTATCTCAATATAAGCACGTCCTTCAATTCCCTAAACCTCCCGAAACAAAATATCTATTCGTTTGTGATGACCCTAAATACCCATTTCCAACAATTATACCCAATCAAAATTTGGAAAATAAGGAAGATTTTCCTTATCTCCCATGCTGTACCAATAAGGATCCATACAAGGAAAAAGATTTATTATTTTATAAAATTTATGTAGAGAATAAATCTGTGGAGGAAGTACTTATGGGAGGAACAAAATCAAAGCATACCTTGAGAACAAATAAAATTATGGGATTTAGAAGAAATGGAACTCTTCCAAAAGTTGTAACAGATATCCTCTCAAAGGAGACTGATCTCATTTTTAGGTATGGAATGGTGTATAGCCCTTCCTCTTTCTTGCATTGCTTATTATTCGCTACACAAGATCCAGGGTATATGCAATTAACCTCAGACGAAAAGAGAGAGGAATATACCCAAAAATTCAGAAGAACTATTAGTATTTATCCGGAATTATTAGCTCAAGAAATGTATGATATTCCCAATAAAGATAGGATGGAATCTTTGAGAAATCCATACAAGTTTTTAGATCCCTCATTATTTTATCGAGCATTAGAAGAATTATTTGGAGTGAATATATATGTATTTACAGGGTATGGAGAGGAAATTTCCATGAGTCTTCCTCGAGGAAAATACTTCTCTGCAAGACACAAAACTCCCAACACACAATGTGTGGTTATTTATCAGCATGAAAAGGAAGATTCAGTGGATTGGTCTCAATGCGAACTGATTGTGAGTACAGATATGACTAAAAATAAAAATGCTATCCAAGTTAGATTTGAACCCTCAGTCAATGATCGATTATTTGATATTTATTTATCACTTTTCCAAACAAAGACATGGACGATGAATACTAAGAATGAATTAGTTGAAACTATAAACGCTCATACATTGTATTATGGATTGTCTATTTCAGAAGAAATCCATTCCCATCAATTATTGGATAGTTATGGTAAATTAAGAGGATTAGTATTTAAGAAACCAAAAGGGACAATGCTTTGCCCTCCTATGGCTCCATTGAATCTTCCTGAATGGGATAAATCCCATGATGATTTACCCCTATTCAATTCGAAAAAGGATGTATTAGATATTGTGGGACAAGACCCTTCATACACTATTGTGGGAGAATTAATTTATTACTTGGATGAAAAGAAACAAATTCCTGTACGATTTTTAGTCAATGAAAATTCAAAGAATAAGGAAATTGATTTACCCTATGTGAAATATATTATGGATGGGGATAAAAATGAAGCAAATCTTATCCATCAAAGGGATGTAGTTGGGTATCTTTTACAAGCAGTGAATATATTGTATCTCATTACAAGTACCCCATTAAATGCAACAAAAATTAAGCCATTCATTGAAGAATGGATTAAAGTGGGATCAAAAAATCATTCATATAATATTTCAGGGATTACTAACCCCGTTTTACCCCTTCTCAAAACTGAGGAAGACTTTTTCAGGTATTGGAATAAAATTTGCCCTGATATGATAGATATAGATTCATATAAAATTATCGTTCCTTCAAAAATATTCAAAGAAAGACTAGTGGATCATTTACAACGATTTACCGGAATATATGAAGGAGATGAAGTAATCATCCCCAATGTATTGGTGGGGGCGACTATTGAATTACCTTCTACGAGTCAAGATATATTACTTACCAGTAAAACATTTAATATCTATTATAATAATAAATACCTCCCAGAAAAACCCGTTATTTTCACCAAATTAGTGGAGGCATATCATTCCCTAAAAGATCCCTATTATTTTTTGACTGAGGATGGACGAACCATCATGGTTCAAAATACCACTAATTTATCGAACGCATTAATGAATGCATATGAATGGTATGAGGAATATAGGAATAGTAAATTGGATCTTAAGAAGGATGAAGACGAATTAAATCCACTTTCATTACCTTATATCTTATATTCAATAAGCCCTAAAGGGACATTACAAATCATTGAGGATAATACAGATAATAATCAAGAATATTTACATATACTAAAATATAACGATGAATCTACTTACGCTGGATTATTGGTATTATAAAGAGAATAAATAAATTATATAATTTATTTATTAATATTAATTAAAAATGTCATATTATTTTTATCCTAAATGTTGCCCAACGAATATACCATCATTTTTTTATATGAATAGTATCACTTCATTTGTTGGAGATAATCAAAGTATAGATGGAACAGGTACCTATACAATAACTTTATTAAATAATACTATTCAAAAAAAACCTATTAAATTCTTTTCAACAACATTACCCAATATTACTTTACAAGATTTAGGTGAATATTTAGTAAATGTCGATGTTTCAAATCTTAGTATTAACGGTATAATAAATGTATCAGCTTGTATTACGTCAAATCAAGTACCACAATCATTATCTAATATTGGAGCATTCGTTGCATATAATATTACAGATACTTCTTCCTCTATACAACTACTACTTGATTATTATCCTCTTCAATATATAGGACCATTTTTTCCTATAACCGTCCCCATAACAATTTTTGTTGAATATTATTAATATTTAATATATTAAAAAAATGTTTTGTACTCCAAAAAATATTCCTTCAGTTTTAAATTTATCTAATTATACAACATTTGATGGAGATAATCAAAGTATAAATGGAACAGGAACATATAGTGTATCACTTTTACCAACTGATAGTCAACGTAAACCTATAAAATTCTTTACTACAACTATTCAGAATGTATCAATGACTTTATTGGGAGCGTATAGTTTTAATATAGATACATCACCATTATGTATTAATGGTATATTAAATGTATCTGTTATACCTACTCTTTTACAATCGTATGTAACAATAGAGAATGTACAGGGAACAGCAGTATGGACCTATTCAATTTCATCTAATACATTACAAGTAATACTTCAATTTAGTTCAACATTTACTAATTTAACTTATAATGGTCCATTAACTTTTTTTATTTATTATTATTAATTAAAAATGAATAATAGTATTTACTGCTGTCCTCCTCCTCCTCCCCCATCCCTGCCACTTCTACCCCCTGATATTTTAAAAGTAATTAAAATGGATAATTCCACTACTTTCCAAGGAGATAATTCTAGTATATTTGGAACTGGAACATATAGTATTACATTAATTCCTGAATCTACTATGATTTATCCAATTAATATATTTGGTATATATATAGAAAATATTATTTTACAAAATACAGGATTATATTTAATGAATGTTGATCTATCTAATTTACATATTAATGCAATTCTTGATGTTAAATGTATACCAGTTATTTCCGCACCCAATCAAACATATCGAGTTATTAATGTTTTCCATACTGGAAATATAGTTTCTAACCCTAACAAAATTCAATTATTTATTGCTGCTAATCCAATATATGCAGATACTCCTACCCCTCCATATAATGGTCCTGTAATGTTAGTTATAACTAGTTATTAATTAAAAATAATAATTTAATTTATTATTTTTTTAATATTCCTCATCTTCCTCTTCATCGTCTTGATAGGGAATACTATTTTGTTTCAGCTCTTCAAGATATTCAACAAATGATTGAACATCCGCTCCATTTTGCACAAGGTAATTGAATATTTCCTGTGCTTTATTTGCTACAACAACTTTGAGAGCTTGATTGGTGATTTTTGCACCTTTTTGGATAAGATATTTAATCACTTCAAAGTGATTTTTTAAACAAGCCCAATTAAGAGGCATTTCATCTAAATATGGATATTTGCTCCCTTTTCAACAAGGTATTTGACTACTTCAATATGTCCATTCAAGGACGCCACACAAAGAGGCACTTCGTCAATCGCATGAATATTAGCTCCATGTTCAACGAGTAATTTGACAATATTCAATTGACCACTAGCAGCCGCTCTACTGAGAGCTAAATCATTGTTTTGATTGACATAATAGCCTTCCGAGATAAGGGATTGAACCTTGTCAAAATCACCAGATTCAATTGCAGTTTCCATTATGAGAATTATTATAT